ATCTAAATTTCAGCCCTGCACTCCGCTGGGCGTTATGAAGATTTTTGACTCCATCGGTTACGATCTGGATGGCAAGAATGTACTCGTATGCGGTCAATCTGATATTGTTGGTCGTCCGCTGGTTGATATGCTGATTAAACGGCACTGTAATGTGATCTCTGTGAATAGCACGGGTTCCCGCATGAAGGCCACTACTCTTGGATTTGAAATGGTCGATGTGGTCATCTCTGCTGTGGGCAAGCGCAACTTTATCACACCGTTTGGTCTTGATCGGGTTGAAGTCTGCATCGATGTTGGCATCAACTATGACGAGAACGGAAAGCAACACGGCGACTGTGCCGATGATATTTATGAGATGGAAGATATCAAAGTAACCCCTCGTATCGGCGGAGTTGGCCTTATGACACGTGCTATGCTACTTACAATGTATGTGTGGCAAGGTATGGAGAAGAGAAGATGGAGAGGTGATTGAATGAAGGAAGTCCCAATTTGGGAAAAGACGACCCTGACGTTAGATGAAGCGGCTGCTTACACGGGGATTGGGGTCTGCCGACTAAGAGCGATTACTGATGATGAAAACTGTCCATTGGTACTTTGGGTGGGGAATAAACGTCTTATCAAACGTAAAGCTCTCGAAAAATATATAGATCAAACGTATTCTGTTTGAAATATAGGCTCTGATGTGGTATACTCATGGTGTCACACCAGAGCTTCTTATATAACGTAAGGAGTTCTGCATCATGATAAGACGTAAAGATAATAATGGCAAAGTTTTAAAAGACGGCGAGAGCCAGAGAAAGGATGGGAGATACCAATATAGATGGACAAACAAACTTGGAAAACGCTCAATAATATACGCCACTTCACTTAAAGAATTGAGAGAAAAAGAAGCTGAAATCCAAGAAAAACTTAATTTGGGTATAACGTCTACTTCAAAAATCACAGTGTACCAATTAGCAAAAAGACATCTCGAAGAAACAAAACTTACTATTAGGCCAAGCAGCTATAAAACAAAATCGCAGAATTTGAAAATCTTTCAGAATCACCTAATTGGGGAAATGAATGCAACTGATATTTTAGTGCGCGATGTAAAACAATTTGCACGAGAATTGGATAACGAAGGATATTGTTATACAACAATCAGAGATGTCATGTCTTTAGCTAGACCGGCATTTCAAGAAATGTTTGATGAGAATATAATTCCTAGAAATCCATTCGTTTTTAAATTAAATACAGTTGTCAAATGTGACTCAAAATGAAAAAGGAAATATTAACAGAAGAGCAGTATCAAAATCTGATCAAGTTCATGAAATCTAGTCGAGTATATAAAAGGCATGTTGGCATGGTGATGCTTTTGCACGAGACCGGACTTCGAGCAGGAGAATTATGCGGGCTAACAAAAAAATGTCATTTGATTTTTGATAACAACACTGTTACTATATCTCATCAGATGGTGTACGATGGAAAGAGCGGCGGGCTGTATTTAGCACCTACAAAAACAGAAAGTGGGATAAGGACTATCCCATTATCTAAAGACGCCATCATTGCTTTTGAAGAAGCGATAAAACAACGTCCGATTGTAAAAGCAGAGAGAATAATAGATGGGCAAGCCGACTTCTTGTTCATAGCAAAAACTGGAAGGCCCTATACGAATAAAAACCTTGTTAGAATTTTTGAAGGACTAATCAAAGCCTATAATAGTTGCCATGATGAACCATTGCCTGAAGTCACTGCCCATAGTATGCGCCACGAATATTGTACACGGCTTGTCAAAGCCAAGATGGATGTTAAATCGGTTCAATACCTCATGGGACATTCGTCGCCCGATATAACCTTGAAAGTGTATACTCATATCTTAAAAGAAGAGACCGAAGCAGAGGCAATCAAACAGTTTAATAGGATTGTTTCCTAATTATTTGACACCAATTTTGACACCAAATCTTCAAAAGATATATAGACTTACAGAGATTTGCATAGAGTCCATTTTGGAATGGCAAAAACGACTTCGAAATAATGTCGCAATATCGATAAATATAGACTTATAGAGATTTGCATAGACCATCTTGAAAAAAAGTAGGAAGTAAGGTATAATATACCTAATTTTGCTCAATGGTTGAAAAACATCGATATTACGACTAAAATTATCTATTTCGGAATCGTTTTACACCACTTTGACACCAATTTGAATTTTACACCACTAGCACCGTAGTCGAATCCGATTTTGAGTCTTAATCGTAAGAGCTCTGATGTGACACAGCAGCCCCGGCGTCCTAGTGACGCCATTACATAAGCAGCGTTAAAATTGAAAATCGCATTTGAACAACAATGTACTCATGATGGGCGCGGGAGCAATCCTGCGCCTTTTTGTTTTGTTACAGCAAAGCGTTACAAAATTGCAGTTGGTTTTTGTGCAAACAGATAATTGTTACAGTGACAGTTTAGTGATACAATACTCATAGAAAGTTATAGGAGGATGTGCTGTTATGGAAAATATTACCGTTAATCGTCTCGGCCAGCTTTATAGACTGTTATGCGAAGCTCTTGGAGAGGGGAAAGACAGACCCTTTAATCAGGCTGACCTCGACAATGCCAGTAGGTTCCCTGTGCGTCAAGTATCAATGAAAATTGCCATGGTCCACCAGCATAAAAAACTGACTTCAACTCTTGATGAAGCATGTGGATTTGTTCTTGAAGGCGTCACACAGGAAGATATGGATGCAAGCTTTGCATTAAAAACTATTTCAATGCAGCAACAGGGATTTTTTACGATTGGTTTTCAAACTGCCAATATCGATAAACTTCTCAATCCCCGCACAAGAATCAAAAGAGCACGTAAAAAGGCTGGATTCACTATCCGCAGTCTCGCAGAAAAAATTGAAATTTCTCCAACTACAATTCAGAATGTTGAAAATGGGAAGGTAGACCCAAAGATGAGCACTCTTCAAAAAAATTGCGGACGCTTGTGGGGTATCCATGAATGATTTATGGCCTTCTGATATTTGCTGAGGCAGAGTATGGGTAAGACTAAAGGAACAACAGGAAAACATATAGCAAAAGACAAGACTGGTAAATGGTACGGCGACCTAGAAGTTCTCGGCCGGAACAGCAGCACTGAGCGCGGAGATCCATTGTGGCACTGTATCTGTCATAGATGCGGAGCCGAAGTAGATATTGTAGGGTCTCATCTTAAAGAAAAGAAAGATTGCGGTTGCCGTTATAAAGAAAAGAGAGCAGATTTATCAGGCAAAACTTTTGGAGCTGTTACCGTATTAGAACGAGTAGGAACGGATGATAATGGGAACGCTCTTTATTTGTGCCACTGCAATATTTGTGGACAAGAAAAAAGAACTCCCTGCAACAACTATTCGTAGAAACCCTTTAAGCTGTGGATGCCAACAATATAATACAGACAAAATGAAAGAGCTGTCTATAAAAGCAAACGCGAAAACAATCGTGAATGGTTCTCGTGTCTCTGGCGTATTTAGCGTAAAAGCAACTTCGAGAAGCAGTACAGGAGTCCGAGGGATATTTAAGGTTAAAGGAAAATTCCGAGCTTCTGTTCAAGTTGCCAAAGAACGTGCAACGCAAGACTTCGATACAATAGAAGAGGCGACTGATTTCAGAGAAAAAACTCGAAAACAACTAATAGAAAAGCACGGACTTGGTAAATATAAGGATAAAACTAATGAATAATCCAACAATACTTGATATCGCACTCGGTTTCATTCTGCACAAGCACAGCCGGGATAAATTTGGTCACAAAAATAATAAAGCACAGGCAATTCGAGAGCTGTCAGATGATGAGCTGGCAGCGCTCTTAAATGAACTGGTCGCACAGCAGGATAATTGCCCGCACACAGTTGGCGGCTGGAAAGGGTGGCTGGCTGAATCGATAAGATAATCAAAGCTAAAAAATGGGGTACTGGTCCAATTAAGGATCAATACCCCATTCGTTTTATATCAGTTCAATATCACCTAGCTCAACATAGCCTGACACATTTACTGAGATTGGATACTTACCAATACGACTTTCAAGATTTGTCACTCGATACCGCCCATTGACGAGTTTTCCATCATAAATAAACCACTCACCAGAGCGGCGCATCCCACAATGTGTTTGGCTGTTTGAATATAGTATTCCGTCTAATTTGATTCTATCTCCTGCATGAAGAGCATTCTGATGTTCCATCAAAACGAACCCCATGTAGCTGGCCCACAGATACCGTCAGCACTTAAGCCATGTGCCTTTTGCCATTCCATCAGTTTTGCCTTAGTGCTCGCTCCAAAGATGCCGTCCGCTTTTACGCCTAGATGCCGCTGCAGCACGGTGACTGTATACGAAATGCCGCCAGTGCAATCTTTCGCACCCTGACGAATCGTAGGCATGATTTTACTCACCGATACATATGCAGTGCCAACCTTACTGATCCAGCGAGACTTCCAGCTCCGCACATCAACATGAACAAAGCCTCCTGTTAACTGCACTCGACTGTAATAGCCGATACCACCCCGTTTCTGGAAATAAGGCATGGAAGCCAAGTATAGCGCAATTCGAATCGGGTCAATACCTTTGATGGTAATATCCGCTGCTGTACCCAAACAATGCTGACTGCGAGGACTGCCGCCGATAGAAATATTGTAAGAAGGGGAGCGGTAGCCGGAGTTGATATGGACAGGCATGCCAAAATGAGCCCGCACCTGCTCAAGAATGTAGATAAGTTCTGTATCGATTAGAACGGTATCGCTTTTATCAGAGCAGGCGAACTCATAGACGGAGAAATGAGCCGACACCTTTTTGTTCCAATCTTTCTTCATTGAGTATGTATTTACTGCCATGCGGCGCACCTCAATTCTTCTTCAACTCATTCTCGATTTTCTCATTCTGAATATCCAGCTCCTTAACAGCAGCCTCGATCATCATGTCGATAGTCGGAGTGACCGTAACACCCATCTTCTCAAGAGCAGCGACAACATACTTCTTCTTGTCAGCTTTCTTGATAACACCAGTTGCGCCGACCTTCTCAGCAGCACGAACGGTCATCTGGACAAGCTTATAGACGCCAATTTTCTTGAGATATGGGATACCATAGACCATAAAAGCAGTGCCAGCACCGGCAATAACCAGCTGAACGACAGTAGTGATAACCTGATTCATAAAATCCATCATAATATACCTCCTGATAAAATAAAAAGACCCGGCGGCATACAGCCAACCAAGTCTACGAGTTAATTCATTCTCTTAATATTTTGACCATCAATCAAATAGCTTTCCAAGTCTGCCTTGGCTTCTTTCATGGGCTCAATAGCATTACCATCAATACCATGACTGAGAAGTGCGAGTAGAGCCTTCATTGTGACATTGCTACCTTGCTCACTATGACCGATACGCTGTTCTGCTTCTACGATTTTACGGTCGTGTACTTCAATCGTAATAGAGTTCTCTTTCTGGCGCTCTTCCAGAGAAAGTAACTTAGACTGGAACAAGTCCAATCGGTCTTTATCGGCAGACAGCTTATGATTCACCGCGTCGAAACTATCATCGATGGCTTCAAATCGTTTGTCATGAAGAGCTAATTTTTCATCCTGACGAGTGTTCGGCTCCCTTGCTTTATTGATCTACTTAATAATGACGGCAATTGCAGCAGACATGGCAGTGATGCCGCCACAAATGGTAAGTATCAGTTGCCACAGTTGCCCGATT